ATATTATAATATGAAGAAAAAGAATACTATTCCGAGCGAATTCAATACTATTCTTGATAACATATATACTAATCCTGAAGGTCAGGAAGGTATAACAAATATTGATGAAGTTATCGAGCAACAGTAGTTTAATTCAATCGAAGAAGAAATTAAGAAGAATAATGAAGAGCCGCCAGTGAATGATCCTGAGGACGGCAAGAACAGCGGATCTGACGATCCTAATGCACATGAGGACAATACTGAAGAACCTCCTGTGATTAATAATCCTGAACCTCCAGTGAATGAACCACCTGTAGAGGAACCTAAGAATGATGAGGAACCTACAGATGCAGATGTAGTAGAAGCACGATAGGTTGGTCTGCTATTTGATGCTATCGGTAATTCACTTGGTTGGAATATGGACGAGATTGATGAGAAAGATAGACCTTTAACTGTAGATGATCTTACACAGTATTTTACTGATGTAGTCAATCAGAACTCTGTTCCACAGTATGCAGACGAGCGTATACAGAAGCTTGATGAATACGTAAAGAATGGAGGAAAGTTTGAAGACTTCTATAGTAGACAACAAGAGGCTCTTACTCTTGACAGTATTGATCTCGAAGATGAGAGTAATCAAAAGGCAGTAGTACGTGAATTCATGCAGCGTGCTGGCTATACAGACGAGCAGATTAATAAGAAGATCACTCGTTATGAGGACAGCGACGTATTGTATGATGAAGCGGAGGATGCGCTTGGCAGATTAAAGGCTATCAGACAGCAAGAGGCTGAACAGTTAGCCCAACAGCAAGAAGCTTATGCAAAACAACAGGAAGAGCAATCTAGAGAGTTTTTTAATACAGTAACTAAAGATATAAACGCTCTGACTAATATACGCGGCATAAACGTTCCCAAAGAAGATCGTAAAGCACTGTTTGATTATATTTTCAAAGTTGATCAGAATGGTTAGTCACAATATACAAAAGACTTTAACAAGAATCTTTCAAAGAACCTGATCGAATCTGCATACTTTACAATGAAGGGAGATAGTCTTGTATCAACTGCTAAGAAAGATGGAGAGTCATCCGCTGCTGAAAAACTTAGGAATATGCTTCGACATTCAACAAAAAATCACAGTTCATATAATGTCGAAGATAAACAGAAATCAGTAACAGACCTGGTCAACGGGTTGTTCTGATACAAGAATAAAGATTTAAACATATATGAATAATACTTTACTTAACAATCTCCAGCTGTATCGCGGACGTCGTTTCAGCGACCTGGTAGATGAGAACATGATTTCTAATGCCCTGCTAACCAAGCCCCATGAGGTATCTGGTCTGCTTTCACTGGTGTTCGGTACAAAGGACGATGGCGTTTCTACTACTATCGACCTGATCACTGGCGGTCTTGGCAAGACTATGATTATTGAGAACCGTGAATTTGAGTGGGCTGTTCAGATTGACAGCGACCACGCCATCAACATTCGTTGGGCTAAGTGGAACGGTCAGGAAGTTTCTGCTTCTAACCTCGCCACCATTACTCCTGGTTTGAACAACACACCTATCTACCTTGCTCTTGAGGAGCGTTGGTTCGGTCCTGGTGCAATCCTCTCTTTCGATGATTTCCACTTCCAGGTTCGTACAACCGGTCTTCCTTATCAGGATGGTAGCGCTTGGGTTTATGAGTGCTATGTAATTGATGGTTCTCAGGCTTCTTATATTCCTGGTGATCTGCTGATGCCCGGCCGTCAGGTCAGCCGTATCGGTTCTGCTTACGAGGAGTACAGTGATGAGGCTGATATCATCAACTATCAGACTCCGTTTAAGATGCGTAACCACCTCCAGAACCTTCGTCTGAGCTACGATATCACGGGTGATGCTTATAGTACCGTTCTGACTATCGCTCTGAAGGATCCCGAGACTGGCAAGTCATCTTATCTGTGGGCTGATTATCAGTATTGGAAGGCTCTCCGTGAGTGGAAGAAGAGAGAGGAGACCGCTCTCCTGTTCTCTAAGAGCAACCGTCTGAGTGATGGTACTTATATCAACAAGGGTACAAATGGACGTCCTGTTCCCACGATGTCTGGTCTGTTCGAGCAGATCTCCCCGGCTAACGTACGTTACTACACAACTCTTACAGCTGAGTTGTTCGAGGACTACCTGTTCGATCTGTGCTACAACGTTCTGGGTACTAACGAGCGCAAGTTTGTTGCTCTGACTGGTGAGATGGGTATTCGTGAGTTCGACCGTATCCTGAAGGAGAAGGTTGCTTCGTTCCATCTCTGCGACAATGTATTTGTAACCGGTAGCGGTCAGAACCTGACTCTCGGTGGTCAGTTCACTACCTATAAGATGACTAACGGCATTGAGCTCTCTCTGAAGCGTTGTCCTATGTTCGACAACATGGAGATCTTCCGTCAGCTTCAT